CGGGGTTCGGCCATCTCCCCGTAATGCTCGTAGCCAGGCTTACCCCGCCACGTGCTCGGCGCCTTTGAGGGCTTCGGCTTCTCAGACATGGGGTCACCTCGGAAAGTTCGACGCCAGGGCGAACAGGATGAACAGGGTAACCGCCGTCCCGCCGAGAACCGCGAAGAATGACGGCCAGCCGGGGTGGTTGAAGCCGCTCACCGCTTCACCTTCGATTTCTGGATGACGTGAGCCACTGGAGCGGCACGCCTCTGCACGGCAAGCGGCTTGCTCGGGGCGGAGGCGGGCTTCGCAGGCGCCACAGCGGGCGCAGGAGCTGGTTCGGCCTTCACGACGGTCTCGGCCACCGCGCCATGCCCCGCCGCCGTCAGGGCCGTCCTGTAGTGGGCATAGTAGCCGGCGATCAGCGACGCCTTATCGGTGCCGTTGATGATGGCCCGCGCGCCCTTCGGGTCGCTCTTGCCATGCCCGAAGTAGCCGGAGAGCTTCCTGGTGGTGAACCAGCCGGAGATCATGCCCCGGAACAGGATGGCCGACGCGAGGTCGGAGCGCATCGCGAGATCGGGCGTGCGGACCAGATCCTCGGTCGGCTTCATCACTCCGATGGCCCGAAGCTCTTTCGTGGCCTTGGCGTAGTTCGCCTCCCAGGTGAGCTGGACCAAGCCCCGCCCATAGTAGGCCTGCTTGTAGGCGCCGGTCAGCTTGCCGTAGGCCTTGCCCTTCCCGCGACCATACTCGCGGATCGGCTGCATCGTCCGGTCGGTCTCATGGTGAGCCGTCGCGAGGCAGTAGGCCAGCGGATCGGTTGGCAGGATCGCGGGGCAGGCATCGAGGATCGCGCCGATGCCGGAAACCTGATCCTCCGTAAGCGAGCCGCCGAACAGCGGCTTGCGGATCCTGTCGTAGAACACCTTCCGGTCGAGAGTGGCGACCATCTCAGTGTCCCCGGTGCTTGTCGGCGATGGGCTTGCGGCGAGCGGCAGGGCGCGGAGCCGGGGCGGCCGCTGCGGGGTGGCCGGGCGAGAACGCCGCTAGGGCCGAGCGCCCCCAATGCACACGGTCTGAGAGAGCCGGGATGCCGGGCTTCTCAAAGGAAAAGCAGAACGAGGATGTGGAGCTTTCCAGCGTCGCGCATCGCTTCAGCTTCGCGATGCAGGCCGCGTAGGCGCCCGAAAGCTCGAACTTGAGGAACCCGTAGTTGCCCTCAAGCGAACCGGACGACACGCCGTGATGCGCGCACCAAGCCTCGAACGAGCGGGCGCGGGGGCCGGTCCACTGGCAGAGGCCACGGCCAGAGCCGCCGCCCCGCTGGCTGAGCCACCGTCCTCCACCTGACTCCCTCCCGATGTTGCCCAGAACACCGGCGGCCTGGATCGAACTGAGCCCGAAATCGTGCATCAGGCGCGGCCCGATGTAGGCGCAGATGGCGGCCCAACTCTCGTTCATCGGTATTCCTGGGGTATGGAGAGGCGTGCGCAGAGACGCGCGGCGTGCTAGCCTTCACAGATGAGCGAAGTCATCAGCGGGCCGCTTATCATTCGCGGCGGAATAGACGGCCGGTTTCGGGAGCTTGCACGAGATGGCCTACAAGGCGGCTTTGAAGGCGCGCTATATGAAAGCGTCTATGCTGACCTGATGGAGGATCGCGAGCACGCTACTGCGATTTGGTCAGCACTCACGAACGTTGAATGGGTTTTCCGAGACGGGCAAAGCCTTGCATACTCATTCAGAGCCGCCGGCGATGTGGTGGCCTGCATGCTCCGCGAGGGCGATTATCTGGAATGGTACTGCTGCGCCGAAGCCGGCATCGTTTCTCGCGAGATCGCAGGCGGCATGTCGTGCTACGGCTGGTCCTGGCGGCCCTACGGTCCATACCCCGAGAAGGTCACGGAACGTCTGGAGGAACGAGGATGAGCGACGGAAAATACCGGCTCTGGCTCCTGCAGAGCAAAAGCCCGAACTGGATCGGCGACAACTACGCTGTTCAGCCTGAGGCGATCACTGCCGACGAACTGCGCCGGCACATCTACGCTGCTGCCGGCGGCCCTAGCGACCTGAGCATCACGTCGGTGAGCGATGCGACCTACGGGCTTGATGCCGCTAACCGTGAGGCGTTCAATCTCGCGGAGACCCATCGCAGGCTGGTGACGCCGCTTTGGCCGCCGATGCCCCCTATGGACATCGCAGATTGGAAGGCGCTGCGGCCATGACCCCGACCCTCGCGCCCCTGATCGCCCTTCAGATCGTCTCGACGATGGTGTTCGGCTGGAACTTGGCGAAGCTGTCAGCCGAGAGGCGGTAGGCTCACGCGATAACCGCCACCGTCACCACCGTCCCGCTGGGGGCCGTCGTGAACGGGGCCGTGTTCAGCAGCAGCGTCCCAACCGACACCATGCCCTGCACGGTGCAGCTCGTCGCCGTGATGGCGGTGACCTTCCCGCAGATCATCTGGTTGTTGGAGGACCAGTCCTCGATCAACCAGGCGAACGGGGCGGTGCTGTAGGCGCCGGCCCCGAACGAGATGGTCGCCACGCCGCCGCTGCCGCAGACGCCGGTGAAGGTTCTGACGCGCGGCAGAACCGCCAGCACGTCCGACCGGGTCATCAGGTCCGTGGCAGCAGTTGCAGCCTTCCCAAGCTGCTTGCGAGCCATCGACTTAGCCCGTGATGACTGCGCGCAGGGCGCCGGCTGCCGGGGCGGTCGCGAACGTGAAGGCGACCGTGCCGGTGCTGGGCCGCACGGTGTCGGTCTCTACCGTCTCACCCGTGCTCACCAGATAGAGCTGCGCCACTACGTCGAGAGTGCCGAGGTTGTGAGACACCGTGATCGTGGTTGAAGATCCGTCGCCGACGTTGGTCGAGAACTTCCGCGCCACGACCGTCGTGTTGATCGCGAACTGGGTGCCGGTGAGGGTGAGGCCCGTCCCGGCCGTGTAGGCGATGCCGGCCCCGAACTTGGCGAAGGCGATGGCCGTCGTGCCGACCGTGATCGTATCGTCTGTGGTGATCGTGTAGGCCGTGTCGGCGTTGACGGTGCCCTCATCGACGTAGAAGGCCGCGCCCGCGTTGAGTGAGCCCTGTGCGCCATCCGCAGCGCGAGTGGCCGCTGCCGATGCGCCGTTCCACACGTAGACGCCGTTCTCAGCGCCCGCCGTCTGATCCTTGGCGAGGAAGCGGTTGCCGGTCGCCATCGTTACGCCGTCGATCGCGGCGCCGGGCGAAGCGAGGTTGATGTTGCCGGTCGAGGCGACGCGGACAGCGCCGTGCCACGACAGGCCTGCCAGCAGCGACTGAACCTGCGCGAGGTTGACCGCATCGGTCGGCTGAGAGCCGGTCCCGAGGTTCTGGATGCGCTGGTTCTGAAGGTCGAGGCCGTTGCCGATTTTCCGGGACATGCGCCTATCCTAGGTAGAGGGTGCCGGTGAAGGGCTGGGCGAAGGTCAGGGTCGTCAGTCCTGGGGCGTGGGCGACATCGGCATCGACCTCGATCCCGTCAGGATCGACGACCGTGGCGCTCGGGACGTAGGGAAGCCCGTGATTGATGGCGAAGCTCGCCGCCCCGCTCAGCGGGTATGGTGCGACAATGGCTCTGACCGGTCTGCGCATTGAGAACTGCGCGGTCAGGTAGGTCATCAGCTCGTCAGGCGATGCGAACCCAGTCCCATCCTGCCGCTTGTAGTTCTCCCACACGTCGTTCACGAGGTAGTCCGAGCCGTGCAGCACGCGGATCCCAACCCCGATGGGGGAGTAATCTGCGGCGAGGCTGCCGGCCGTGAACGAGTCCCGGTAGCCCTCGATGTACAGGGCGTTGGTGTCGAAGAAGATGACCGGCATGGGTGCCTAGACCGCCGTCAGGGGCTTCACGAACAAGGTCTGCGGCGTCACCGTCACGGGCACGCTGGAAGTCAGCATGATTGCCGCGCCGTTGGCGACGAAGCCCGCCCCGGGGAACGCCTCGAACAGATCGTCCACGATCTCGACAGCTCCCGCCTGCTTGAGCAGGCTCCGAGGCCGCGTCGAACTGGTCGCGCTGACGCCGGGGATGACAAGGTCCGTCGAGAAAGAGCCGCCCGCGATGGACGACACCACCGCCATGCGAGCCCGGATCAGATAGACATCGCCGTTGGCTCTGGCGTGCAGGGTCCGGCCGTCCGGAGACAGGAACATGTAGCCCGCGAACGGCCCACGCAGGCTGTCGGTGTTGGTGACGGGAGCGGCCAACGTGAACACTGCGGGGACACCCGGGATCAAGCTGAACGGGGTCGCGCTAACCTCGTCGTAGCGGATCGCACCGTAGTCGCCGGGTGCACCGGTTGGCCCAGGGTCGCCTGCGCGTCCCGGGGCGCCCTGCGGACCATACGTGACCACCGAAGCCGCCACGGGCCGCCCTATCGCATCCACGGACACACTCGGCCGCCCAGGCGTAGGAACCTGCACGGCAGACGCATTCGATGAAGCTGAGACGATCAGGGTCCGAGCCATAGCGAGCCTCCGCCACTACGCGGCAATGGCGGCGAGCGGGGCGGTCGTGAAGATCTCCACCATGCTCGCCCCATTCGTGACCGAGATCGTGCAGGTTGGGACCTTGCCGACATCGCCGGAGACCGGAACGTAGGTCGTGCTCGTCGCCCCCGAAACCGGGGTTCCGTTGACGTTCCACTGGTAGGCGTAGGAGACCGGCATCGGCACGGCCCACCATGTTTGCGAGGTAGCGGTCAGGGTCGAGCCGACCTTGGGCGTTCCGTTGATCTGGGGCCGCTGACCGCTTGAGGTGTAGGGTCGCGCGTAGAAGTTCGGCACGGTCCGCTTGATCACCCGTGGGCGGCGAACGCGAAACACGGAGTTCGTGTTCGCAGGGCTGCCCAGATAAAGCTGATTGTAGAACCCACCGGTCGTGTTGGTCGGCTTCACCCACTGCAGGAATGTCTGGTAGCCGGCCAGAGTTGTGTAGGGCGAGTTGGGTTGGGACCCACCGAAGTTGTTCTGAAGCGAATGGTTGTAGTTCGCCAGGGCGCCGGACATGAGCTTGAACTCAAACCAAGCGTCGAAAATGTCGCTTATGTTGCCGCTGGACGGTTGGATAAACTCTGTCAGCCGCACCTCGGTGTACTGCGTGCCGCCCGTGATCGTAATCTCAAGCGTCGGGAAGCCGTCTTCCGTCACCATGTTGAAGGCGGTTGTGCCGTTGCCGGTCGTCTGCGAGCACTCCCAGCCAGCAGGCGCGATACCGGTGGCCCCGGTTCCGTTGACCGTACCGCCAGAGGCCGTGAACTCTTTCGACCGGCTGGTGCCGGCGATGTTGTAGGCCGTGTTGCTCGCGACAGAGGAAAGGTTATTGAGCAGCGGAACGAGCTGGCCGAGCGTCTTGTTGACTCCACTCTCGTTGAAGTGCGTGCCGTCGTAGACATCAGCCGAGGTGATGATGCTGTGCAGCGGCACCACCGTCACGTCGGTCTGATTGAGGATGTAGGCCGTGTCCTGCCGGCTAGCCGCTGTGTTTGGCGGGGTCATGGCGATGACTTTGTGCCCCGCCGCGATCATACGGTCGTAGATCGCCCGCAGGGCCGTGGTCGTTGCCGAGAACCCCGCTGGGTCTTGGTTGGTGCCCAGCATGACGATGGCGACGCCGGGCGGGCCGAGATGGTTCTGGATCGAGGCCTCGCGATTGGCATCCGAGGCGTAGGCGCCTGACGACCCACGATTGCCCAGTGGCGGCACGACGTACTTGCCGGCCATCTTGCCCTGAAGCTGCATCGAGTAGCCCAAGGGGATGTAGGTCTCGGACGTGATGCTATCGCCGATGAAATACAGGGGTGTGCCGGCGACGAAGCCGGTCGAGACCGTGATGGAGATTGCAAGGGAAGCCTGAGCGCCGACGCCATCCGTGACGGTGATGGTGCCGGTCTGCGTCGCCGCAGTCGTTGGCGTTCCAGACAGATTGCCGGTCGAGGACGCGAAGCTGAAGCCAGGCTGCAGCGTACCGGAGAAGCTGAACGACTTCGCGCCGGCGCCGCCCGTGACGGTCGGAGTGAACGTGTAAGCCTGATTGATCGCGGCGCTCGGCAGGGTGCCGGAGATCGCGACGGCGGCATAGCCGGGGACCGTCGCAGTCGAGCTTTGCCCGGACTTCAACGGCACGACGGTGATCTGATCACCGGCCGCTAGCGAAGCCGTGGTGATCGTCACGGCGCCCGCCGGACTGACTGAAAACGCCGAGGAAGCTAGGGCGACGCCGTTCTGAAAGACAGCCGCGCCGTTTCCTGCCCCGACCTGCCCGACCACGGAGGTCTGCCCGGCTACGATAGCCGGCACGGAAGACGACAGGGCGAGGGACGCCCCAAGCCTACGGATGCTCATGCTTAAGCTCCGTTGCCCGGCGTGATGGATAAGACGCCAGAGCCGCCCGAGGGTGTGACTGCCGAGAGATACAGGGTGCCGGCGGCGAGGGCCGTCTGCTGCGCAACCGACAGGCTGATGACCTCGACGGAGCCTGGGTCGATGGTCTTGTCGCCAAGCGTTCCGCCCGTGCCGTCTGCTGCAGCCGGCGTCGGGATGGCGGGCGTCGCAGTCCCGCTGGTGGTCAGGATCCACGTGATCGGGCTGGGCGAAGACGCGGCATTGCGGACCCGATACGAGGTCGCGGCGCCCGCTGGGATCACGCCATTGGCGGCCAGGGAGAGTGCGCCTGCGGTCGTGGCCACGGGCCCGGCCGTGACGCTCTTGGTCGCCCCAGGGATCGGACGGAACGGCGCTTGAACGATGGGAAGCGCATTCTCAGCGACAGCAGCACCGGTCGGCGGCAGGGTGTTGATATCCGTCCCCGCGGAGTCGGACTGAACTTTGATTGTGGGATACGCCATGGCTCAGCTCTTCTGATCCGAGGAAGCAGTCACTCGGCCCAGGTCAGGGCGCCGGCAGCGTAGGAGACCAACGAGCCAGCAGCGATGGCGCCCGCACCGCTTTGCAGGGCGTTGGAGCCGAGCATGTTACCGGCCGTGGCCGCATCAAAGACAGCGAAGTGTGTGACGCTGGCGACCGCGTTGGCCGAGTTGCCGAAGCTGACGGCTGCAGAATTAGTCATGTTCTTGCCGGACGGAGCGCCGTAGGTGGCCGCTACACGGCCAGCGGTGCGCACGCTCGTCGTCACCTCCGTGCCGCCGGTGCCTGCGTCGGTTGGGTCGCCGTTGAATAGGGCGACGTAAAGCGCGGTCGGCGGGGTCGGCATCTGAGTGCCGCGGAGCCAGTTGAGCTGAAGCTGCGAGAAATAGGTCGAGTCACCAGACATGAAGCGATCCTCAGTTTGAGATTAGGCGGCCATCGCCGCGGCTAGACGGCCCTTGCGAGCTTGGACAAGGCCGGTTGGGGCCGTGACCGTGAGGGCGCCCGTAGGCCCGCCGGCTCCCGAGACGGCGCCGGTAAGCGGCTGCGCTGGCACGACCGAGAGCGCCCCGGTGGGGCTGCCGCTTCCCAAGATCGAACCCGTTAGCGGGCTTGCGCCGACCGCGGCTACCGTGAGAGCGCCTGTAAGTCCGCCGGCACCAGAGATTGCGCCGACGAGCGGCTGAGCAGGAACAACCGAGAGGGCACCCGAGATGCTGCCGCCACCTGGAATTGAGCCGGTCAGCGGGCTTGTACCTGCCGCCGCTACCGTGAGGATACCTGATGGGCCGCCAGAGCCGGCGATGCCCCCCGCCAATGGCGCCGTGCCGACTGCCGCCACTGTCAGGGCGCCGGTCAGCGCGCCTGTCCCAGAAATGGCGCCTGAGAGCGTGACAGCGGCGGCGCCAGTCTTCGTGATGGCGCCTGTCAGCGTACCAGCGCCGACAATCCCGCCAGCTAGTGCCACGGACGGTGCGATTGAGAGACTACCGTTAGGCCCCGATCCGGCGGGGATTGATCCGACGAGCGCCTTGACCGGCGCAATGGAAAGATCCCCGATCAGAGCGGACGCGCCAGAAATTCGACCGACCAATGCTTTGGGCGCCGGGCCGGTCGGCAAGCCCGGCGCCCCCGTCGTAGGCAGCACTCGGAGAGTTAGTCGTGTCAGACAGGTCGGGTCACTGAAACCCACCTGCCGGTAGACATCCCCGAACACCAGTGCGGGCAGAAGCAGCAGCCCAGGCCCATACCGCGGTGCAGTCCACGTGCGGGCCTCAGGGACGGCGTTGAAGGTCGCTTGGCCGTAAGCGCCCGGCTCGATGACCAGAGAGCCGTCACCGGCCTCGCTATCGCAGATCTGGATGGCGACGAGACCAGCGGGTCCCTGCGCCTGAAACTGCACGTACAGCCGCGAGCCGGTCAGATCGGTCGGCGTGGCCTGGTCCGGATCGGTGAAGGTGAGCGTGAAGGTCCACGGCTCACCGTCGAGCCAAGCCCCAGGGTCCGCGGCTGTGACGCGCGGGTTCGTCGTGCCCACAGGCATGCAAAGGCTCCCGGCGAGCAGGTTCAGAGGGAAGGGGTGGGGTGGGGAAGCTACGGAGCGACCTTCAGCACGTTGCCGTTGGCGGCATCTTTCCAGACCGCGCCTGAGGGCAATCCACTCGCCGAGGTCGGCAGGTTGTCGAGAATGACAGCCTTGCTGTTCGTCCCGGCGTCGATGTGCAGGTAGCCGTTCGCGTCCTGATAGATGGACGTGAAGCCGAGGCTCGTAGAAACCGTGCGAAGCCCGGCCGCATCACCATCGGCATACCCGCCGAAGAAAATCCGCATGCCGGGCTGCATGACGATCGCAGCATTGTTGCCGGCGCTGAAGTCGGCACCGCCGAAGTCGAGCCCTCGCTTGGCCTTGCCACCGGGGACATAAAATCCGTCGATTGGCAGGTTGCCGGTGAAGCCTTGAACCTGAGGGCGGTCGTGGATCCAGACCTCACCGAGACCCGTCGCGGCTTTGGTTCGAGCATAGTTCCGGACACGATCAATCGCTGCGACTGATACGCCACCATCCGAGAAGATGACCTCTGATCCTTGGAGGTAAGCGCCCGGGGCTTGGCTAGTCGCGTAGACGTTGCCTCCGTACATTTGCACGGCCGGGTTGGCGAGAAAGTGGGTCGCGCCAGCGCGAGCGTTGTTGGCCGCGATGTTGAAATTGAAGACCGTCGCGTCGCCCTGACCTGAGTGGCGCAGAGCGAAATCGTGCATCCACTGGCCGGTTCGGCCCTGCGCATGATCGCCGGCATTGGCGTTGAACCCGGCATAGGTCTCCCACCCCCACCGCGTCATCGCCGCCATGGGCATGTTGACGTAACTGTTGGTGGTCGCAGGCGTAGCGCCCGATACGACCAGCATGCGCGCCGCTGCGTAGAACTGGCTGAAGTCGGCCGTCCACTGATCGGTCGGCGAGGCCGTCCAGCCCGTGGGCGAGGCTTTAAACTGGGTAACCAGCGTTCGCCACGGCGCGTCTTTGAAGCCATTGGAGAGCGCGAGCTGTCCCGGCCCTGCGTAGACCTTGTTTGCCGCGCCGAACTGGTCGAACGTGACGCTGTAGGAGCCCTCGGGGACGGGAATGCGCTTCGGCGCGGCGGACTGAGCCGTGTTGACGGCAGTCGTCCAGTCGCTCCCGGCGGGGCCCCCGAAATCTTTTAGCGACAATGCATCGACGGCTCGCGCGGACAGGGTGCGCGCGACTCCGCCTGTGGGCGTGACGCTCGTCGCCGACGCATCCCCGGTCTTATCGAGCTTGCCCGAGATGTCCTGGGTGACGCCGACGAGATCCTCAGCGGTCGGCGCCAGATCAGCCCGAACGTCAAGGTCATCCAAGCACTGCTGGATTTTGACGAAGGCATCCCGACGAGAGTCGCCGGTCCCGTCGTTTGGGCCAAGCCCGACGTTCAGTTTAACTGGAAGCGCCATCCGGCCAACTCAATCTGTGACGGTGGACGGATTAGGCGAAGGACGGCCAGGAAATGGCCTTGAAGGCAGCCCGCGCAGCAGCCTCATCCGTCGCGGCGTCGATCTTGGCTTTCCCGGTCAGGCGGACGCCGCGGATCGCAGCGCCCGCAAGGAGATACGCCTCGTAGGCGGCCTTCACTGACCGGGCCACGCCAAGCACGTCGGTCGCCGGCTTCTTGCTCGACGGGTCGAAATCGACGCCGATCGTTGCCGCAAGCATCGGATAGTCCGCGTCCTTCACCGGGCCGTCTGCTGCGAGAGCAGCCTGAGCCTGCGCGTAGGCTTCCTGATACTCCATGGCCTGGCCGGCACCCGGCGTGATCAGGGTAAGACGCAGAGCCTCAGCGCTCGCATCGATCGCCGCCTTCATCTCGGCTTTGACGACCAAGAACCGATCTCGGGCGGCCGCAGCGTACCCTTTCAGGCTGATCTCCGGAGAGACATCGTAGGCGACGAGCGCCCCCGCATCGTCGCGCACTTCTGCCACCGATTGAGCGCCCAGCGCATGAAGGGCGGCCTCGTCACCGTATTTCGCGGCGTCGACACGCATCAGGTGGGCTCCACTTCGGCGAAGATCAGGGTGGCGACGTTCATGGCCGGGAAGGTGCCGTTGGAGTCGCCGCCCGCGGTCGGGTTGAAGACGTTGGTCCACGGATTGGCGTCGGGCCGCTGCAGGCCGACGCTGATCGGCCTGTCCCCAGCGCCCGGGTTGCTGAAGACCTGAGCGAAATTGTTGAAGTAGCTGAAGCCCGGGTAGCTGTTCGCGATGCCAAAAGTTGACGTCGCGGTTCCGAGCGTCAGAGCAATCTGCGCCGCCCCGTAGGGGCCGCTATTGCCGCTGGGAACAAAATTAATTGAACTCTGGAAATTGCCCCAGCACAGCACGAGGCTCGTCGCGCTCTTCTTCGTGTAAGTGATGCCGGACCAAACGACGGTCTGCTGACCTGCGTTGGATCCGGCGGCCGATACGCGCGTGTTCGTCTGAAACTGTCGGACGTTGAAGATCGATTTGCTCTGGGCCGGCACGATCTTGGTCAGCGCAGCGAGAAGCTGATCCACGCGCGTTTCATCGGGGCCAATCCCGGCAGCATCCAGGATGGTGTTCAGTTCCGATAGGATGCTCGACTCGGTGAAGAGGATCTCGTTCCAGAAATCCTTGCCCGACGCCCCGCAGGCCAAGCCGCCGGCAACTTCAGCCGAAGTCGGGTCGCGACGCAGGGTTGCCGGCCCCAAAGCGAAGAGCCCGCCGAAATCGTCTCTCATGATGTTCCCTCAGAATTGAGCGGCAGGGCTCAAAGGCACTCGGCCCAGGTCCCGAAGGGGTCGCCGATCTCGACCGTGACCGGGTCTGTATCGAGGCCCTCGAACCCGAAGATGTTGGCTGCCGGCACGTCGCCGCAGGCGTAGGGGTCGATGACCACCGGGCAGAGGAAGTCGCCCGAGCAGATGTCAGCCCAGCCCGTGCCGAAGCCGAAGATCGGGCGCGCGCCATAATGGATTGCGATGTCGATGGACGGTGCGATCGGCAGCGCCCGCAGCGTGACCATGAGGCGCGTTTGCTCGCCTGCGGTTAGGTTCCGGCCGGGCGCGATAACCACGGTTCCGCCCTTGGCTTCTGGCACCCACGCGGTTGAGCCCCAGATCGCCCGCAGCGATGTGCCCAAGCTCTCGATGTCGAAGAGCCCCAGCATCTGATACCGTCGAGCCACGAGGTGGGCGCGGTAGATCTCATCTTCCCCAAGGCAGAGATCTGAGACGCCACCGCAACCGCGCCAAACGCCCTCATCGGAGCAGAAATCCACGATCGGTGGACCAGGCGGGGTCGACCCGTCATCGCAGGCGAACCCAAACACGGGCTGCGCGTCACAGACGCAATGGCAGCGGGGAAAGCCGAGGCGCTTCCCGAGGAAAGTGAGCTGCTCTCCGACTGCATTGTCAATGTCGAAGAAGGTTGGGATCTCGGAGGCGGCACGCGCGGCCGTCTGGATCTGGGTGAGAACCGCGGCCAGATAGGCCATGAATTTCTCGGCTTCTCGGTACGGGGTGGTTACCCGTCCGAGTTGCCTTGAGACCAAGGCCTCGCCGTTGGTGGCGTCCAGCGTGACATCAGCCGTGTCGCCGGTGGCATCAATCGTGTCGCTAGGGTCAATCTGCGTGTAGAGGCCGCCCAGCATCGGCTACACCACTGTTACGGCGACGTCGTTTGGATCGACCGCTGCCATATCTAGGAACAGGATGCTGTAAGGCAGCGGCAGGCTCGGGCCGCCGGGCAGCAACGTGGCGGATCCCGAGATGATCTCGACGTTCGGGTAGGTGGCGGTCAGGATCGTGCGCAGGAGATGCAGCGTGACGTCCTGGCCGTTCACAGGCCGGTTCGCGCCCGCAAACCCATTGGCGATCGTCTCGGCCACTGCGATCGCGGATGGCGGCGGGCAGCCCTGCCGATCCGCCAGCATGCGCACCTGAAGATCCAGGCCGAGTTGCTGGATCGTCGGGCGGACAATGTCGTAGGTTCGGCAGTAGCCGTCCACGATCAGTTCGACGTGCGCATTGCCGTACAGATCAATGCCCGGGACCACGTAGGGCCTGACCGCGGCGGCGATCGCGGCGGTATCGCCGCCCAGAGCAGCCACGGCGACAGAGCGCGGCGGCAGCCCTTGGATCGTCGAGCATCGACCAGCCGAGAACGCTTTGGCCCACGTGACGCCTGGCGCGGAGGCCGCCGCACGCTCAAGGTCCGCCATGTCGAAGCGGGCTCGGTCCGCGTTTGTGATCGCCCGGCGATAGTCTGGATCTTCCTCGCCCGCGATCCGCTCCATCAGCCGGAGCCGGCCGAGTTGCTGCAGTCGGACGCCCTCAGCCTGATCGACGTCGATAGACTGGTAGGCGTCCTCAACGATTTCCCAGAGCGTACCAGACAGATCCGCGACGAGGCCGTTGAGCTGCCCGAGCGGAGACTGCGCGGTCTGCACGACACCTGCGCCGAAGATGCCCCGAGCCTTCTCTTCGATCTCGGCCAGCAGTTCGGGAACGCGGGCTCGATTGAAGCCCTGCGGGGTGACGCCGTAGGTCATGCGGGCTTAGATCTCCACGTCGACGATGTCGTCGAAGGCGGTCTGCAGCGAGACGCGGGTCAGGCGCAGGCCTCGGGACCGACGGTCGTACTCACTCTCGAACTGGAGGATTGAGACGACGCCGGGCGTGGCCAGGATCTCACGCTTGATCGTGGCCTCGGCGATCTCTCGCTCGCCAGGTGGGCGACCGAGGACGTAGCGGGTCCAGTCAACGCCGGCTTCCGGATTGAGGAACCACTCGTTCTTCCAAGCCAGGATCCGTTGCCGGGCGTGCTGGCCAACCGCTTCAGCGTCACGCACCACTGCGAGGTTGCCGGTCTCGTCGAGGTGCCAGTCGTTGAACGAGGCGGGCAGATCAGTGCCGGCCTCTTGAGGCGAAACCGAGAAGGCGAAAAAGTTGGGCACGCCTACTCCATCAGCTTGTCGAGACGAGCGATTTGGGCGGCGACATCGCCAGCCTGATCATTCGGAGCTCCCTGATTGGTGTGCGCTTGCATCGTAGCCATGAAGTCGCGGAGCACCTTGAGGAAGCTCTCGCCGTCCTGCTTGAAATCCCACTTACCGCCGGGGCTGATGGTGAAGCCGTTCTTCCCATCCTCGGTGCCGAAGTAGATGCCCTTCTCGGGCAGCCCCTTGGCTGGCTTCGTGACGGGGTAGCAACCGGGGACCACGAAGCAGTCGGAGAGGGCGTTCATCCGTCCGCGGGCATTGTCGAGCGCGGCGCCGCCGTCCGCGTCGTAGTCCTCGGTCGATCTCTGATCGAAATGGATAGTGACGAAATCGTCTTTCGCCAGGGGCGTGTGCAGGATCATCCCACCGGAGCGGGGGAACCGGACATGCACGTCCTCAAGGTCCGGCGCCTCCAGCATCTTGTCGCCGAACGCCTGCTTCAGCATCGGCTTGATCTTAGCCGTCTGCGTCTTGGAGTCGTAGCTGATCACCTTGCCGCGCGCGGTGGTGAACATGTCGGCGCGCTCGGCCTCAATCATCGCGGAGAGCGACTCGTGAAAGTCGCGCCGCGTTGAGGTGCCTTGGGGACCGGCCATGGCTACTTCTTGACCTTCTTGCCCTGCATTCTGTTCCCCTCGACCTCACAGAAGAAGTCGTCCTCGCGGTTGCCGCCGAAGAGGTGAACCGAGGCCACGCGGAACAGGCCGCCGCCCTGATCACTGGCTCGCTTGTCGCGGCCGGAGTTCTCGTCAAGGAAGCCGGACCTCACGTCGATCTGCCGACCGGGCAGAAGCCGAGGGTTGAGGAAGCATTTGACCTTGATGCCCTTGTCGGTCTGGTCCGGCACCCCAATGACGCCGGTTTCCTTTGAGAGCACGATGACGTCGTCGAGCGCCTCATCGCGCTTCATCGTCTGCGCCTTGCCGTCCTGCACGCTCCAGTAGAAGCCATATTGCCGGGCGAAGGTGTCCATCTGCCGGAACGACCAGCCGAACAACGAGACTGGACGCTTGGTCTCGGGGAGGTCGTCAAGGCCACGAAGCGCGCCCATGTCGATGTCCGGCATGCTCTTCAACACCTCCTTAACCATATCCTTCGGCTTAGTTTTCGCCGGGAAGGTCTTGGAGATCGCTCCGGTGTTGATGCCCTTGTCGCCGTCGCCGCATTCGAGGTGCGATTTGACGTTCAGGCCGCCGTCATCCTCCAGGGTGTTGGTGACATCGCGAATGTTGCCCTTGAAGATGACGCCAGGGTGCAGTTCCTTGTAGCCAGCCTTCACCTCGATCTTATCGAACTCTTCGCCGAGCATCTTGCGGTGGCTCGGGGTCAGGTTCCAGATATCGACCGTGAACTGGTTCTGCTTCGATCCCAGCGTCTTCGTGCCGTCGAAGGTGATTTTCAGGTTTTCGATCGCCAATGAACCGCCCTTGCCGGACAGCGTTACGATCAGGTCCCGTTTCCAGAAACGCCCCACGCCGAGATCCCCGCGCCATGAAGACGATCGTTCTGCTGAGTGCCGCCGCTGCGGCTTTCGTATTCACCAGCCTCGCGCCAGCGCCGGCAGAGGCGCGCTCAACGAGCTATTATGGCTACCACGGGCATAAGTCGGGCTCGGTGCGCTACTCGCGCAGTGGCGGCTCGGTCTACGGACGCCACGGCCACAAGATCGGATCCTTCCGCCACCACCGCTAGGCGAAGCGATGGATCAGCCGGACGACGCCCGCGGGTAGTTCCGTCCGGCCTGGCTGCGCGCTGGATCCACTCCAGTCGACCGCGCGCAGTTCGCCGTACTCGCTGCCGATACCCTGAAACAGGTTGGCGCCCAAGACGATGCGGCGCCCGCGCTCCAGAACGACACCGTCGACCGCGATGCCGAGCGACCAGCGCCCAGAGAACTCGTTATAATCCAACGACAAGTCGAACCGGCTACCGCCCAGCGAGGTCGACAGTTGCTGTGAGGCAGCGTCGATCACCGGGACCTCAATGAAGGTCGCCATTCTCAGGTCCCGAATGCGTCGAGCACAGCCGGCGGGAGCGCCGACTCGGTGAACTCCCGAGCCTGCACCTCTCCGCGCTGAACGACGGCCGAAGCACCATCCAGAACGGTCGCGGTCACGTCGAGAGCTACATCACCGATGGATCCGAGAACCCCGCCCAGGCCGCCGGTTGCGATCCCGATGCCTAGGTCAAGGATGCCCCCGAACGGCCCGATGCCGCCAGCGGGGATGCCGAACACGCCGCCGACGCCGCCCCCGGCGGGACCGGAAGGCGAGACGATGATCACCTCGACTAGCTTGGCGTTGAATTTCAGGACCCGTCCGTAGTCCTTGTCCCGGATCGGATAGAGCCCTTGGATCAGCATGTTCTCGTACACCAGCAGACCGGTGACGAAGTCGAAGGGCTCGGCCTCTTCCTGGAGGTCGAGAAGGTCATTGTAGACCCCCATCAGCCCGGGGCCTTGAATGATGCACTCGATCTCGACCTCGCGCGGCTCGCGCCAGACGTGATCAGACACCTTCACGCCGCGTTCGACCGGGTGCTTCGGGATGTTGACCTCAGACGTGTGGTTCTCGTTGATGACCACGTCGAGGGGGATGCCGCCGAGATTGCGGGATAGGAACACGCTCACGGCGCGGTGGCCCCGGCTGAGGTGAAGGTGTTCGAGCCCTTAGACAAGCCAGCTCCGCTCATGGCACTGGAGGCCGCGCTGCCGATGCCGGCGATCTCAGCCTTCAGCCTCGCGGCCTTCGCCAGAGCGGCGTCGAGCGCGCTGGAGTCGAGGTTCAGCTTCCCGTCGATGTTCAGAGCGGTTTTCATCTGCTCCGCTGCCGCAGTGGTGCCGGACACGATCTCCGAGAGCCGAGCCTGGACAGCGCCGACGTTCGGCACCACAGCCGCCACGGCGTTCGGGGTCGTTGTTGAAGCGGTTGGGGCCTGTGCTGGCGCAGGAGCGGGCGTAGGTGCTGTCGGCGCCGGCTGCTTGGCGCGCTCCTGTTCCTGCGCGAAGGCGCCCAGGCGCTTGATGAGCGCGTTCTGATCGCCCTTGTTGAGACCGGCTGTGATCGGGAAGGCCGCAGCCGCTGCAGCCCGAGCCGCTGTGCGAGCGGCAACGTCCATCGCGCTGGCTTGTGGGCTAACTGCAACGCGCGGGGCGCCGCCTGCTGCCTCGCCAGCCGCAGCGCCAACGCGAGGGGTCGATGGCGTAGGCGAACTCGGCGGCTCGATCGGCGTGGTGGGGGGCGTTGCACCTCCACCTGGCGTGGTCCCGCCACCAAACACGCCGCGGAGCATGTTGCCGACGATCTTGCGACCGACGACGCCCACGCCTGCCGCGGCACCAGCCGTCGCCGTCAGGGTTGCGCCGGAAACGACCGGGGCAACGTCGGGGTTCTCACGCTGGAAGTTCGTGATCCCCCGCGCCATGTCGCCGATCGACTTCATGGCCGCGAGCGCGGGCTGGACGGCCGGAGCCGCGAGGGCAGCCGTGAAATCCGTGATGCCGGCGCTGAACTGCTGAAGGACGCCGACTGGCGATTTGTCTAGCTCTTCAAGGCCAGCAAGGCCTGGCATCTTGCGGGTGATCTTCGCGTCGCGCTCGCGCTCGTCCTTCTGCAGGATGGCGCTAACGACCGCGTCCTTGGCGTTCCGGTTGCCGGCGATCTTACCGACGGCCTCCAGCACCTTGCCCGAGTCGGTCTGATCGTCGCCGGTGAGCGCGCCATACCGCTTTTCGATCAGCGGCAGGACGTACTGCTCGGCCCATTTCTGCGGGTTCTCACGAAGCAGATCCTTGCCGATCACCTCGGCCTGGCCCTTGCCCTTAATCTTCCCCTTTTTCCCGAATTCGAGCTTGGAGCGATCCTTCAGCAGGCCCAGATCTGCCATGTTGGCGATGGCCCAAACAGGCGCCTTCAGGTCGTGGAACTGGTCGAACATCGAGGCGAGCTGCGTACCCGCGCCGGATGCGCCACCGCCCTTAACCTTCGCATCGCCGATGATGCCGCTGAGGTAGTTCTGCAGGAAGTCGGAGTTGAAGCCGTAGCGCGCTGATCGGGCGTACTTCAGCGTCATGAGCAGGTCGCTCGGCGTGGTGTCGCCGGAGGACTGCTCGGTGGCCTTGAGGATCGACTCCGTGAGAGCCGCCATCTTTTCAGGCTTCTCGGTCGCACCCATCATATCGAAGATGCGCGCGAAGTCCTTGGTCGCGGTGCCGCCCTTGAACGGCTTCAGGCGGGTAAACTGATCGGACAGCCCCTCAATCAGCGCATTAGCGCGCTGCATCGTGGGGGCGGCCTTCATGGCCTTGTCCATGTCACCAAACACGGCGAGCGAGCCGTAGATGCCTTGGAGGTGCTCAGCCGCAGTGAATTGCTTCACGTCGCCGGAGAGCTTGTAGGCGAGCTTGGTCGCCTTATCGATGTCGGCCTCGCTCTCCTTGCGCATGCGCATCTGCGCCTGCACCTGGGGGATTGTGGTGGCGCTGTCGAAGCCCTTGTCGAGCTGACCGCGTACGTCCACACCGCCCGGCACGGGATTGCGCAGACCGCCGCCGAAGCCCTCGTGCCGCCCGCCGTAGCGGGGCTGCATCCCACGTTCCATGCTGGCGCGGGAGATGCCGCGACGGCCTGACTCGCGCCCAATCTCACGCTGGAGGCGCTGATAATCGCGTAGGGCCGAGATCTCGTCTCGGATCCATGAGCGACCGCCGCTCCCGCCGCGAGGCGTCAGGGCCTTACCGATCTGCCCCGCAGAGCGTGCAGCCTCCTTGTAGGCCGCGCTGAGCTTCTGCACAGTCGAGAGATGGCGCTGAGCAGCGGCATCAGCCTTACCGAAGCCACTACCCCCCGCGAGCAGCTTCTGCGCCTGAGCGGCCTTCTTGGCGCTGTCGGCAAGCTGCTTGTAGCCTTTAACGGCGTTGACCGGGCCGGCGAGGTTGACGCGAGAAGCTCCGGCCAGACCCTGAAGCGCCTTGCGGAACTCCTGAAGGGCCTTGGTCGCCTGCTTGGCCTTGTCGATGCCCTTGGTCTGGAGGCTCAGCCGGCCGATCAGTTCTTCAACGATCACCGCTTGCCCCCTTTCTTGTCTCTGGCTGCGACCTTGGCGGCGAGGTGCTCGCGGAGGTCGAGCGCCTCATGCATATCGGCGAGATCGTCGATGGTCAGGATGGTGCGGAGTTCAGCGAGCGAGCACAGAGGTTCTGCGCTGAAGAAGGGCGTAGGCCGGAGCAGATAGAACCGCTCGGTGACGTTCGGCCCGAGCGCCTTCAGCTCTCCGTCGTCGAGGCTGACTCCGTTTCCGCCGCCACTGCCTCGTGGCCGCTGAACAGCGCCCCGAGGCCGACGGGCAAAAAACTTCCGAAGTTCACCCCGATCGCGAAGAACGCCAGTTCGACGAGGCCCTGAAGGTCGAGAGGCTCGGGCTTCTCGGCAGGATCGGCCGGCTTGGGCAGCCGGGATAATTCAAGGATCAGCGGCTGGATCACTTTCGGATCCATCCCACGGGAGAAGGCGAAGAACTGGCGGATCAGGTCGGCATCGCCGGTTTCGAGCGCGATGGCCTCAAACAGGCCCTGTGCGTCCGAGAACGCTGCCGAGACCCGAAGGAACAGATCGAGGCCCTGTTCGGCCGGAAGCTTCTCGCAGCGGTAGAAGACCCCATCTATCTCGCGATCGGCCATCAGCGGAGCGTCTCGTGCATAAGCGGTTACCCCTCGTCGCCCTGGCGCTGCTGTGCAGCGTTCCGACGGCGCTGGCTCAGGATTGGTTCGATATCGACCGGAGCACCGTGGAGGCGCGGATGCGGCCTGTGGTGATGGCGGCGTTCCCAAGCGCGGATCTCAAGGCCGCGACGTGCGACAAGCCACAGTCCTTGCGCTCCTGCCGCTACGATCTCGCGAAGCCATTCACCGTCAGGATCGTTGAGACGTCCGGCGGGAAGACTGACATCGGCGCGTTCATGGGCGGGGCGCCCGGCCGGGTCTACGAAATCGGTGTCGAACTTGGGACCACGAACGCGACCCAAGCCGATTGGGACAGGTTCACCGATCTGTGCGCCGCAGCGGTATCTGCTGTCCGGGGGACGCCCGCGGAAAAATCGAAGGCCCTTGTCGGGAGCTTGATGACGAAGGCCATCAAGCGACACGTCGATCCGGCCCAAGCTCGTCAGGCGGACAAGGCCTCAAATGTGATCATCGACTACAGCCACGTGAGCGACAGTCGGTGCCGGGTGACGGCTGAGGACGACTATCTGCCTGCCTCGGGCATCTACAAGGCAAGCGAGGACGTGCCGTAGGGCTTAGGCTTGGGCTGGAGGTCGCAGCATGCCTCGCGCTCGCTGCACTGTCGCACCGACGCCGTCCCGGAAGAACTGGCCGAACTCGACTCGCATGGCGAATAGCGCCACCGCGACGAATTCGTCTCGCTCCATGACGGTGTGTGTGTTCTCGATCGGGCGGCCGTTCTCGCGAGTGTTCGACACGAACCACTTCAGGAGGTCAGCGAGACCGCCCTCATCCATGGCGTCGATCAACGCGACCAAGGCAGCAGGCTCAGCGGCCTCATCATCGTCGACGATCGCTGCGGCCAGATCCTCGGCCGGGCCGATGAGCTTGAGCGCCCGGAGGGCCAAGCGTACCGCGTCCTCGCCCGTCGCGCGGTCGTACCGGTAGGTGCGGCCGTCAATGACGCGCTCAGCCACGGCTTACGCTGCCGGGCTGTAAACCAGATCGTTCTGGTTCCAGCAGTTGCAGAAGATCACCCACTCTCGGCTGGTCTCGGTGGCGCCGAAGCTCTGGCTCGGCTCCTTGGTAATGATCGCGGAGGTGCAGCCGCCGCCCTCACCGGTGATGGTGTTGCGGAGTTCGACGCTCATGACCCGCTGCGAACCGGCCCGCATCAGCTTCACGCGCTGCTGCAGGTAGACGTTCATCGCCGAGTTCGGCATCAGCCGCAGGGTCAGCGTAGCCGTCTGGCTGGCGGTGATCGAAACCACCGAGGCACCATCGGCGCCGGTCGTGGTCGTCCCGAGGTCGTCGGGACGCTCGACCATGACAGCGTCCTCGCCCTCCCAGAGGCCGATGACACGCCGGCCATCGATCGTGAGGACAATGGCCTTGGCGTCGTAAATGCTGAGGGGCGGGCAGGCATCGGCCATAGCGCGGGCTCTCTATCAGGTTGGTGGGAAAGCTCACGCGCTCAGAAGCGCATGGTGATGCTGGACGAGGCGTAGTGGAAGGCGCCGCTGTAGCGGAAGTCGACCCGGATATCGGGCGCGATGCGGTTGCGGCGCTGGCTGGCGGGGATGTTCTCAACCCGGTCCACGGTGATCGAATACTCGGGCACGAAGTTGCCCTGATCGTCTTCGAGGATGTCGCCCGCGACGATACCGGCGGCGATACCGCGGCGCATGACGCGGTCGATGGCGTTGGTCAGTTCGCCAACGCCCGGGTTGGTGTACGGAACCCGAGGGCTGTTCGCCATCGTGGACAGAAGCTCTTCCCGGGTACGGGCCACAATCCAGTCGCCAGCGTGGATCTCGTCGATGAAGGCGCGGGAACCGACCGTGCCCTCGACGACCATGTCGAGGCCGCCGATGTTGACGTAGGCGTTGCAGGCGTGACCAGCAGTTGCCTGGACCCCGATGCCGGGCACGAAGCCGGTGATCGCCTGGACGACCGCGCTGACCTTGTTCAGCGCCGTGATGCCGATCAGCTTCTTGAACTTGAGAGTGTAGGCGTTGCCGGAGTTGATGTCGCCGCGCTGAGCCGCCCGCAGGTTGCCGCGGTCGAGATCGCGGCCCGAGCAGTAAGCGAGCGCGGCGAGAGCCGGGAACTCGGTCGCAGATGGCGAATAGAAGCCGAAGCTGCGGTCGTAGTTCTTGGACTCGATGTACTCGGCGAAAGAGCCGCCGAACAGCAGCTTGGTCGCCGTGTGGGTGCCGCTCTGCGAACCGGTGGTGGCAATCGGCGAGCCGCCCTGGGTCTGCGCCACGCTGAAGGTGTTGGTGGCCGGGCTGACCACATAGTAGGGCACGCCTGCCGTGAGGCCGGCGGGGAGTTGGCCCGAGGTGGTCAGACGCACGATGTCGCCGGCCTGCAGGGTGTGGCCGGTCCAGGTGATGACGCCGGGCGAGGCGAGCGAGATGGTGACGGTGGACGTCGCGTCGGGGGTCGCAGCCGGGGTCTCGGTGTCAGTGTCGCCAGTCTCGCCGCCGAACAGCACCGAGTGCGCCTCGGCCCAGTCCGCGAGATCGCGCTGCATCTGCGTGTCGCGCAGCTCGACGGTGTGGCCGAGCCAGTAGAAGTCGGAGTCGTAGGCGTAGATCGCGTCCATCTCGGAGGCGATCGGGTTCGCCGGGTTCCGATAGCCGACCTTGACCTGGCGCGGGCGCGGGTTCTGCTGGAACATGGCCGCGACGGCGCCGTACACTGCGGTGCCGGCCGGGAAGTAGACGGCGACCTCGTCGATGGAGCCGAACACCATCGTGCGGATCGTGGCGTCCAGGGTGCCTGGCAGCGTCATCGTGCTGACGACGAGGCTGACCGAGAAGCCAGTCGCCGCAGCGAACTGGTCCTGACGAGTCAGCGAGACGTCGACGACACGGTTATAGGGGAGCCGAACGGCCATGGGTCACTCCGGGGAGGTTGGAACGGCCGTCCGGCCAGGGTTCAGTAGGTCTCGCGCCGGTCAAAGCCGGGCAGTCCGTCGGGGCGCACGCTGTGGACGTCGACCACGCCGTGCTCGATGAAGTCGGTGGGCACGCTCGCCGAGACGACGCCGCCGATCGCGACGTCGATGTTGGCTCGGCCTTCCCAGGACTGCTGCGAGTGCATCGGCGAGCCCGTGAGCGACGGGTACACCTTGCGCACCACCAGCGGGGCCATAAATAGGGCAGCCTCTTCAGCGCGCAGAGCCGTGGTCAGGGTGCGGCCCGCGTCGGTGGCGAAGGTCGCGTAGATGTCGATCCGGAACAGCATCTCGTGCGCCCGGTACTTCTGCCGGACGCCGCGAGCCTCGCCGCCGATGATTGCGTCCCGATAGGTGTTGCACTCGATCTCTTCGAGGTCACGCTCCGACAGGAGGCTGACCGTGGCGTAGGATCCGCGGGGCCGAGGCTTGCCTTGGTAGGCTCGGTCGATCGCCTCCAGCACGCCCGTGTTGCCAAGATCGGCTGCTAAAGCGTTGACGCTGTTCAGGTAGCCGATCAGGCGGCTATAGGCTTCGTCCTCGGTCACCGAACAACCCCGCGATGGCCTTGGTGAACCCAGCCTCTTCGCGCTGGTAGACGCTGACGATCTTGAGGGTGCGCCCATCGAGCAGATCGATGTGATCGGCCTGGGTCTGCAGATCCTCGTCGGTCGTGCGCAGCGGGGTCAGGGTCCAGATACTGAAGTACTTCTCGACCCGCTCACCTGCGATATTCGCCTGAAGGTCCAAGCGGTTCTCGGCGGTCGAGTTGGCCCCGAAGGGCTGAAGCACGATCTCGATGGGGTAGGTCCAACCGCCGACGCGCTCATCGAAACGCCCGGCGTCATCCGACTGCGTGGGCTCATCGAACCGGATCAAGCCAGCCCAACGCGGGCCGGCGTATCTGAAGGCCAACCGCACGGCCGCAAGACGCGGGTCCATCAGCGCACCTTGAACGAGACGGAGCCGCGCAGCGCATAGGTGTGCCGCAGCGTCATGCCGTGGCCCTTCTTGGCGACGGTGGAGGCCGCGTTGGCCGGGCGAATGCCGGAGTCGATCGCGGACTGGACGGCTTTGACACCTTGCTGACCGAACCGCGGCAGCGCGGATGCGTAGGTCGCCTGCCCGTGGAGGATGCCGCGAAGCGTGCCGCGAAGGGAGACCCGGAAGCCGCCCTCAGCCCGGTGGAAGCCGATCCGCACGAACGGGCGGGACGGGGTGCCTCGGCTCGTGCCCTCGTGATTATACCAGCCATAGGACAAGACATCGCCGGCGATCTGGCCAGGGACAAGGCCCATAGCGACTGTGCTAGGCCCGCGCGTGGCCGCGATCAGCTTGCGCAGCCACGCCTCGGCGTCACCGCGCTGCTGGATCGAGACCGAGCAGGACAGCACGGATTAGGCCTTCTCGGCGTCCTGAGCCTTGTCCGCAGCCTTGGCCTTGCCCTTGGGCGCTTCGGGCTCGACGGCGGGCTCCTCAAAGGTCGGGGCCTCGTACTCCTCGACCAGCACGTTCAGTCCCCAAGAGCGCACGCGCTCGTTGCCGGCGACGTGATCCGGAACGCGCAGCTTACCTTTGGCCGGCAGCATGCGGCCGTCCGGCATCGGGAGAGCGAATTCGGAGAGGTTGGTGATGAGCTTCATGGCGCCCTCTTCAGCAGCGTGCGGCGTGCGCCGTATAGGGTCGGGACGGGGACAGGACGCTCTTCAGGACTTCGTCCAGCGAGATCGCCATCTCCTCGGATTTCTGGAAATCAGTTGCCGTCGGCTGGAAAAACTCGGTCGAGGTATCGCCGACGCTCACGCGCTTAACCGCACCGTTCGGCTCGGAGGCGCCGACCGTGATCGACATGCGAGCGGCTTCACGCACCGCGGCTTCGATCGTGGCCTCAATGACCTCGGGGGGAACGACGTTGTTCGGCAGCAGGACGTAGGCCGGAACACCCGCACCGTATCCGACCCCGTAGCCGCGCCCATTCTGCCCGGACCAATATTCTTCAAGGCCGAGCGGGTCTCCAGCAGCCTCGCATTTCGGCACCTGGGGGACGAAGGCGCCAGTGCGGGGCCACTCCAGCGACTGCAGCCGACCCTTGACCCGGACTCCGACGAAGCGCCCGCGGTAGGCAGCATCGATGAAGCGCGTGGCACGACGCAAGGCCTGCTCAGCGAGGTTCGGGGCAGACGGCCACGAGAAGCCAAGCTGGTCCGCGAACGCCTGGGCCTGTCCGACGCTGACGTAACTGTCCGCGTTGGCCACGCCGAGGCCAGTCTCGACAATCAAGGCCATCAGGCGCTCATCCGCTCACGTTCGGCCGAAGCTTCGGCCTCCGTGCGGAAGCCCTGGGAGGCGCGCCTGTCGCCCTGCATCACGTACCAGAGGCCACGAGGACCGTTGGTCTTGGCGACGGTGGGAGTTGTCGCTGACGTGCTGACGGCGCCGCGAGCATCGGCCTCATAGGCGCGCAGGCAGTCGAGCCGCGCAGCCCCGTCCAAGCCCAACCACTCGGCTTGTGAGATCCCGTAGCGGGCGGGGGCGAGCCGGCTCATGATCTCGACAGCGAGGTCGCGCTCGGCCGGGTCGAACGTCTGGCGCTGAGCGGGGAAAGGAACGAACCCCTCGCCCTGCTCTGGCCATAGCTCATGCCCTAGGCCGAAGTGGCTTCGGTCGATGGTCATGAAGGTGTCCGGCCGCGCCGGGTTGACGACGCGGACGGTTTCGGTGCGCACGGTCTGGGCTCAGCGCGACCAGCCGGCCCGGAGATAGTCGCCGACCATCTCGGGATGCACCATCACGACGACAGGGCCATCCTGCACGTCGGGCGTGATGCGGGTCAGGCGAACCGTGGCGCCCTCCTCCGGGTCGAGGCCGGGAGCGAGTTGCGGGTTGGCCGGATCGTTGCCGAACTTCTGCGCGAGGTGCGCGGAAGCGGGCATGCCCAGCAGCGGCGCCGGAATATGCGCCTTGGCCTGCTCAGCGGTCATCGGCTCAACCGAGCCGGCTTCCGCCGCGCTGGCCTCAGCCGCCTTGGCGCGAGCATCGTCAGCCTTCATCTCCGCATCGTCGGCCTTCTTCTGCTCGGCGGTGCGGGTATCGGTCTTGGCGTTGGCGCGGGCCTCCGTGGCCTTCACCTCGGCATCGTGCGCGGCCTTCTCAGCCTTCTGCGCGTCGGTCATCTGTTCGGCCATGCCGGCCTCCTCAAATCAGGGTTGCAGGGATGGTCGATCAGCCGAGCAGCAGGGCGATGTGCTCGGGGTTCGGAGCGGCGACGCCCCAGGCGAGACCGATCTCGAACCGCACCTGACGGTACTGCTCGTACATCGCGACATCGAAGGCGATGCCGGAGAACGGATCGACGATCATCTGGTGCGAACCGATGTCGCCGACCGTGCCATCCAGCTTCACCGGCAGAGCCGGCATACGGGTGGCGAGCAGCAGCGCGTCGGGGGTGAACGCCACGTTCGGGGTGAACGAGGCGCCGACCGTCAGGGCATCGGCAGCCGCGTGAGCCTGCTTCAGGCCCGGCGACTGGATGGTGATGGTGCCGGGGCCGGAGGTGCCAACAGCCACGACGTACTGGTTGGTGTCGCCGGCCAGGGTGATCACGTCGCCGGCATTGACGGTGCCGGTGCCGGTGGCGAGGGTCAGCGACCGAGTGCCAGCCGGGTACGAGCCGCCAGCCAGCACGTAGCCAGTGCCGGTGCCCTTCACAACGGAGCGGATTGCCGGCGAGTAGCCGATGTCGAAGCCCTCGACCTGACCGACCTTGCCACGGCGCAGGGTCTCGTCGGTGCCGGCTTCGTTCACACGGAACAGGACCGACTGCTTGCCGCGCAGGTTGGCCATGCCGGTCGAGTTGACGATCATGCTGCGCGGGATCGCTGGAGCGCCGTTCTCGTCGAGGATCTGAGCGGTGCGGGCGAAGTCCGATAGGTCGTTGGCGACGCCGAACGGGGCGGTGCCAGCGGTGCCGGTGGCGCGGGACGCAGCCTTGTAGGCCACGACCGCGAGATCCTGCTCGACCTCGTTGGCAGCGGCGCGGAACGCCTGCTGGAACTGCTGACGCAGGATCGGCGGGAAAGTCGGCCCCATGTTGTTGAGGGCGAGCTGCTCCTCACCGTTCCACTTGATCGGCCAGTAGCGCGACTTCGTGATCTGCAGGTTGACGGTGCCCAGCACCTGATCGCCATCGTTCGGGGCGTTGACGCCCGGCACGATGTCAGCGCCCGTAATGGTCGGGACGGTGAACGAGGTCACAGTCTGACCGAGGGCGGCCTTGGAGAAGTTGCCGTTGTCACGGGTCGTGCCCGGGATGAAGCCGACGAACTCACGCGAGACAGAGTTGAGGGCTTCGTACAGGGGGGCCACAAGGCCAGTCAGAGTGTTCGCCATTTCGGCGCCCTTTCAAGGTTGGGAAAAGATGTTCAGGGGTTTGTGAGCCGGTTGGCCCGAACACCGATCCCCATCCAGGGCGTCGGTTACTCCGCGCGGATGCGCGAATTAGAACGCTGATCTAGCCGCATCCACGGCCTGATCGCGCGATAGGTTTGGCGGTCTACTCGACGATCGTCGGGCGTTCCGCGGAAGACATGAGCTGGGCCTGCTGCATCGGCGCGAGCGCGTCGAAGGCGGCCTTGCTCATGGTTTTGCCAGCCGCACCATTGCCACCACCGTTGGTGGGGCGGGCGCCTGCTCCGGTCGAGCCGGATCCCTTGAGAATGCTGTCCCGGTAGGGATAGCTGTCGATCATCATCTCAAGCGCCTCGTCGAAGTCAGCGACCTCGCCAGGCTTGGCGCGAGAATAAAGTTTGTTGCCGGCCGAGTCGTAGCCGACCGTCCTGCCGTCCTCGACCTTGAACAGCCTGCCGAACTTATCTTGGATGAGGTCAGCGGGGATCGCGATCTTGTCGGCGATGAACTTGGAGCGCGAAAACGCGCCGCCGACCTTCTCGGCGTACAGCTCGTGCTGCGACTTCTCGACGAGGCTCTGAAGCTCCTTGATCCGGCGGCCGTTCGACTCGGCGGCAGCCTTGACCTGTTCCTCGGCAGCCTTACGGGCCGCTTCCTGGATCTCGGCTACCTGAGCTGCGGTCTTGAGTTCGCCGGCCCCGAGGTTCCTGACGGTCTCCATGGCCTTGCGGGCGGCCTCAGCATCCTCAATGCCTTCGTAGCCCTTCAGGCGCCCTTCGGCGGCCTCACGGGCCTCGCGCTGCGCCTTGCTCTCACCGTTCAGGCGCGTGATCGTCGCCACGGTGTGAGCGGCGTCGAAAGCTGCGCGCTTGCCATCGGCGTGTTCATAGACAGGCTTGCCGTCCTCCACGATGACGTGGCCGGCGTCGTCCAAAGCGAGTTTCATGGTTGGTCCTTGGGCATCCGCCCTGTGATTGGCCTATCCAGGCCAGCGCGCCCCGCGCATCCGCGCTAGGGCTGGGTGCCGCTTAAGAGCCGGCGAGCGGCTCAGCGGGCTTCGGCGTGCCCGCATTGGTGATGGCTGTTTCCACCGCGACGCGTCTCCCGGTCGCGGGATCGATCTCGGTTCGGGATCCGAAGGCGGCCACCTCGGCCTTGACCTTCGCTTCCTCGGCTGCCGGGTCAAAGTCCGGCGATAAGACGCTGAAGCGCTTGAGGCTGTCCCAGTAGGTAGTCAGGCAGATGTCTCGGCGGGCTCGCGCTTTGTCGAGCGCCTGAAGCGGCGCGTCAGCATACGGGAGCACGCTGAAGTCGGTGTTGACGTGGCACTCGACGGTGGCGGTCTCGGACAGCCATTCGCAAGTGAACACCCAAGCCTGTTCCAGCGCATCCTTCAGCGTGACGGCCCAAGCCTGAACCTGCGAATGCGCCTGCGCGGAACTGATGGACTGCCCCGTCGCGGTCTGAGGGCCACTCCGCTGCGTAAGCGGCTGCATCCCGAGCCGCCGCATATCCTCGATCACTGACCGTACGTGCTCGCGGATCTGCTGGATGTTGGCCGCGTCGGGGTTGATGTAGCTCCAGTGCGGGTCTGATCCATTCACCCCAGGCGGAGCAAAGAGAACAGCCTTCGGGCCAACGATGATCGGCGCAGCGTCCTTAGGCGGGGGCGCAAGGCCGTTCCCGGTCAGGATCGGCGACGACGCGAACGTCAGCGCTTCGTCCTCGCGGCTCAAAGCCTGGTAAAGCTCAATCTGCATGCGGGCGAGGTCGGCCAGCGGAGGCCGAACCTGCATCTCGCCGCAGCGATCGCCCGTGAAGAACATCACGACCGGCACTGAGTCGATCTTCTGGCCGCCCCGAGCGATGACGCCCTCGCCATCCGGCGGGATCGCCCACTCCTTGGTGTCGGGGTCTTGCTCCCAGATCTGCCAAAGCCCAGGCTCGTAGACCCGGATGCGCTGGCGAACCGTCTCGCCGAAGCCGTCGCGAACTGTGACGGTCTCGCGGAACCGGAGGTGCGAGACGACCTCCTTGCCGCCAGCCCAGTCGGTGTAGAGCGCGACGATGTCGGCCGCCGGGATGTTCACCCAGTACGGCCGGGCATTGGCCCGCTTCTCGTCCTCTCGGGTGGCGTTCTGAGCCATCGTGGGGAAGTCGACGAGGATCAGGTGCAAACCGCGGGCGATGCCTTGGGCGAAGGTGTCGGCGGCGAACTGCGTGAGGTTGTTACCTCGACCGTCGATGTCCTCGGCGAGGTCCCGAACGCGAGACGGCATCTCGCCCTTGAGCGCCACGTCGTGCCCGAATGGCTTGGCCGCCAGATAACGGAGGGCGTCCGCAAACTCAGGCCGCCACGGCGCCGACTTCAGCCGCCGCTCGTACTCGCACCGCCCTTCGTCCTCGTACTTCGGGAGATAGCAGGCGCCCTTGTCTCGGATCGCCCTGGCCCCTCCCAGCACGTCGTCGATGAGAGCCCAATCGGCATCCATCGCGGCGCGCTCGCCCGAACGGGTCGAGGGGTCGTGCTTCGGATCGGCCATGCGCGGCCTTTCAGCGGCGGATCTGGTAGGAGCCGACCGCCGCGACGGGCACAGGCGCACTCAGCATCAGATCGGTGAGAGCCCAGACCGCAGCGTCAGCCCTGTCCGGCGATCCCTCGCCGACGTAGCCGTCACCCGTCATCTGGCAGAATTGGTCTTCTAGGTCGGGCAATGGCCGCACGTGGCTGACCTTGCCCTGCTCGTAGAGCGCAGCAACCGGCTCCGCCCGTACGACCTTGCCCCGGGATGCCGTGACCTCACTGTAGGCCACGCTCGGATCCGCGGTTCGGATGACATGCTCGACCATCGCCCCGCCGAAGTTGCGCTCGGCGACGACGCGGTCGGCTTTGAATTCATGGTAGGCTCGAACCACCTCGCGCCCCCACCCGGCGGGGGACAGCTTGCAGGTTCGGTCAGCGAGGATGTAGCCGCGCCCATCGATGCCCTTGCCGGCAACGATGACGCCGACGCTGTCGCCGGTATCGCTCTCGCCACGGGTTCCGGACGGATCAACTGCCACCACGACGCGCTGCATTTCGGGGAGCGACACAGCCTGAAGCGCTCGATCGATCATAGCGCGGGTCCAGAGCGCGCCCTGTACGTCGTCGAGGATCTCGGCCTCAAGCTCCTGTCGCCCGAGCCGCGTGCCGGCGTATCGGGTCTTCAGCCTTTCAAGAAACTGCGCCGGGAGGTTCTCGGCATTGTCGAAAGTCGAGCCCCGTGTCACCACCGTGACCGGGTCAGCAAGGATCTCGCGGACCACCGGGATGGGGCGCGGCGTTGTAGTCACGAACACGCGCGGGTCTGAGCCGCTGCGCATCGTGAACTGCAGCATGTCCCATGTCTCGCGAGCGTAGCGGTATTTCGCTAGCTCATCGACCCAAGCGGTGTCGAACTCGGGGCCTCGCAACTGGTCAGGCTCAGTGCCGTTGTAGCCGAGCGCCACAGCGCCGTTTGGCCAGACCATTCGCACCGGCCGGTAGCGTACCGTGGGAGCCTCAGCGGGAGGATGGATCGCGACGATGCGCGCCACCATGACCTCTTCAAGATCCTTCTGGGTCTCGGCAACCAAAGCGATGCTACGAGCGCCCTGCTGAACACGCTCTCGGATCCACTGAGCGCCAGCCTCAGTCTTGCCGAAGCCACGGCCAGCGAGAGCCAGCCAAGTCTGCCAGCCTCCCTTGGGGGCTAGCTGATTGGGCCGCGCCCAGAAGCGCCAGTCCCAGAGCAATTCTTCCGCTTGAGCCTCACTCAGGCTCGCCAGCATCGCTTGGCGGTCGGCCTGCGGGAGTGAGGCGAGCGAGCTTGCCAGCGAGGAGGTCACGCGCGCTGGTCTCTTCGGTTTGAATGGGCTTTCCGCCGGGTCCGGAGATCTCGGTCTTCGTGATGTCAGTCCAGTCGTCGCCGCCCATGTTCTTCAGGCCGAAGACGATGATGGTGGCCGTCCCGGGGCCGCCGCCGCGGGTCGCAACGTTGAGGGCCGCGCGCTCCCAGTGGAGCAGGCGACCGGCCTTTGCACGCGATACCGCTTCCGAAAATTCCGGGTAATGTTCCATCCATTCGTTGATGGTGGACCGGGCAACCCGAAGGATCCCCGCGACTGCGCCGAGCGAGAGGCCATTCGCCATCTCGGTCTCGACAATCTCGCAGAACGCTGGGTCGTACTTGGTTGGGCGACCACCAGAAAGCGTCGGCCTGTCCGTGATGGGCTTCGTCATCTGCTACCTACGGAGCAGGCCCCGCACCCTCAATGCTTCTGCGGCCTTGTCGCCGACAGCCTGTATCGCGACACCTGCCTGGGATCTCGCCTCGGTAAGACGGCCAGTTGAGATAGCCTTCACTGCGCCAGCCACAGCTTGTCGGGCCTGATTGCAGGATGCGCAGGCCATAGCAGCCGCCTTTGTCTGGGCCTGTATTCCAGCGCGCGCGAAAAACTTCGCCTAACCGCGCGAATGCTTGTTGACGCCGAAAGTAGTCTGAAGTATTGCTTGGTCATCGGCCAAGAGGAACCAAGCAAATGTTCAAGATCATCGACACCAAGCTCAACAAGATCGTCCTCGCCAAGATCACCGCTCACGAGGCCCACAAGCGAGTTGATCTTCTGAACTCCTGCGGGATCGTCCGATACAAGGCGATTGCCATCTGAGACAGAGGGGAGGCTTCGGCCTCCCTTCCTCGTTCTAGGCCTCAGCCTTTATCGTTGCCGACATCATCTATTTTGCGACGATGCCGATCGGTGAACTACAACGCCCCTATGTGATGGGCGAGAACGCCATCCGCCTCAGCCAGCGAGCGCAGACCGGTGCGGGCCGTGTGCAGCCTGGCCCAGTGATCCGCGATGCCTTCAGCGATATGAACGCGAGGCTTGGTGGTCTGGGTGTGCTGGGCGAGGTGTTGGGCGTTGGCTCTCAGGGTGGGCTGTGTGCCGGCCTGGGGGGATGAGAGGTGAAGGACGGGGCTGGGCGGGAAGGGGTCGTACATCAGCCGATCCTTGCGCGCTGGCCTTCGCTATCGACGATCGCGCGGCTGTAGTCCCCGCACCAGTCCTGCCCAGAAACGATCGGCCATTCCGCTTCGAAGCCGCCCGCGGCCAAGCGACGGCCGGTAGGAGCGTGCCGCCGGCAGTCGCCCCAGTAGTCGGGCTCGCCGGTCTGCGAGAAGTGCCGACAGGTGCCGCACTCGGTCTCGCCTTCAATGGCTTGGAAAACGACCCGAGCCATCACACCCGCTCCGCGCTCTCGGGCAAATGTCTCGCGCTCTCAGTCAAATCGCGAAGGCTAACGCCGGCCAGGTCGATCTCACCGTCCGCGATCTCGTCCCAGTCCTCGGGGATGATGTGGACGGAGTCGGCGTGGATGAAATCTTCGGGGCTCACTGCGGGGCGCGCCCGAACTCAGCGACGTAACCGGCCTTCCAATCGCCTAGGAAGACCGCCTGGGCCTGTTCGACCGTCACGAGGCCCTTGCGCAGCCTGGAGCACAAACGGTCCTC